ATGTAGTACACGGTTATCACCCACATCCGATAAGCCCACCGACGCCTGAAGCGAGGAAGCAAGACGCAAGCACCATTCCAATAGTCTTCCAGCGCCATTCATCCAGGACAGCAACTTTTGCTTCCAGTGCTCCATGGACTTTATCGAACCAGGTTTTTTCTACCCGATTTTGCTCAAGGCTGGCAATTCTTACTTCCATCTTCCCATGGTTGGCCTCGTACCATTCCTTGTCAACGAACCGATGACGAACATCGTTCAGCTCGACCATCTTTCCTTCAAGGGCTTTGTATGCAAGCTCGACGGCTCTCTGTTCAAGGACATGCTCAGTGACGTGAGCCTCTTTCCAAACCTTGAACGTGGCATCGAGGACAGCCACCTTCCCTTCGTCTGACATCTTCTGCCATGACTGAAAGGTAGCTTCCAGAGCAGCAAACTTCAGTTCTAGATCCTTGTCACGGTTGTCTTCCACAACTGACCAACTTCCTACTTCCTGACAGGACGAGCACGAGTGAGCTTCGAACCGAACTTCTTCGAAGGATCATCGTTGCCCATCCAGTAGTTGTCGGAGCCAGAGGCTTCCTTGACTTCATCCTCGACAGGCTCCTCTTCGACAGGTGGCGGTGGCAGCGCAGGCTCTTCTTCGATGTGCTCTTCTTCCTCGATGACCGGCTCTTCCTCGGTGTGAATTTCCACACCAGAGTTTTCAGCTAGATTCTCGATGGCGCCAGCAGCTTCATCCAGGAGTCCATACACTTCACTCAAGGCCGCGCCGAATTGCTCCGGCTCTTCCTCGGCCAGCTTCTTCAGGCCGGCAGCGAACTTGGAGGCAGCTGCCTTCTTCTCAGTCGGACTCGCTGTCTTCGGTGGATCGGAAAGATTGAGATTGTCTCTCATGTTGAGGAAGGAAGCACGAATCGAGCCAAAAACATTGGCCAGTTCCGTGAGGGCTGACTTCACTTCCATGGGTTCATTCTTCGCAAGGAGAACCAACTTGTGCTGCTTGGGTGCCGCAGTGGCTGTTCTCGCCTTCTTGCGATTCGCGATTTTCTTGAGCAACTCTTGACGAGTAGTTGTTGAAGTTGCGGCCATGATGGGTTTCTCCTGTTTTGAAGCGTTCAAACTTGTGTGCAAGATCTGATTTGGAAGATCTGGAGGAACGGTCACCCGCTCCTTGCGCTCTTGAGGTTGACCAGGTGTGGGAGGAGCTCCTTCACTTCCTGGAGGTGGTGTGTTCTGAGGTGCCCCATTGGGATTCACCACAGGAATCTCTTCTTCCTGACCGGGAGCAGCCGGTGCTGTGCTCGAACCTGGAGTGGTGTGATAGTAATCAGCCGTCTTCAGGGAGCTAAGCAACAGAGAGGATTTCTTGGAAGGAGTCTTCTCTACTCCTCCAACCCGATCACGAATCAGGTTCAGGATGCTGTGTGATGGATCGTACTCCGAGAACTCCATCATTAGCTTGCCGAACTCTTTGTAGAGTTGCTTGAGACGATCGCCACCCAAGCCGGTGTCGTTCTTGAACTTGTCAAGGAACTCAGACTTCTTGCCATGCTCGGATTCGACGATGTAATCAAAGATCAGTGCCATTACCTTGGCGATCTTTTCGGACTTCTTGGTCTCCTTGACGAACTCATAGAACTCGTCGCGGATGGTCTTAAGCTCGTCCTCTTCCTCGATGTCGCTCACGCTCCTGTTGGGCTGAGCATGCTCTTCTGTATCGAGGATATTGAACTCAGTGCCATCCTCTTCAGTCTCCTGAAACAGCTGGGTCTGGGACTGACTTGGAGCATCCTCGTCCTTGTTCTTCTTCCAGCCCACGTGCTTGCTGATGAAGTCTTTGGCGTCTCCAAGACGATTACCAAAGATGTAAGTCAGGAAGAAAGTGATCTGCTTGTCGAGGGGTTTGCTCTGCACATCAGCAGGAACTCGACTGGCATCAAACTTGGACAGAGCCTTGCGGTCGTACAGTTCTTGCACCAAAACGTGAGAAATGGCCTCATCGACCAGATCCTCGTCATCACCACCGGCAGAATTGGCTCCCAGGAGTCTGGAGATGTAGTTCTTTTGGAACCACTTGTCCCAGTTCTGTGTTTCGTCAACTGGAAAACCGGATTCATGAATTGCTTCCTTGACGATCTTGTCGATATCCAACCCATAGACTGCGATCATTCGCAATGTTGCCACGAATCGCATCATCTTAGGTGAAGTGATCAATCCCTTCTTGGCCAACTCGGAGGAGCTCAAGGTCAGCTTTTGTGTTCCAGCTATGTTTGTAAGCTGGTATTTCTCCCCGGATGGGGAGGCAGTCTTCGCCTTCACCCGGAAGGAACGTCCTTCCCTGGTTGTGATTATCTGACCTGGATCAATCGAAATGCGAGCATTCATTATCATTCTATAAATAGGAGGCAGTAGTTTACTTTTGTTCAGTTAGTCTACGAAGTTGCTGAGCTTCTCTCATGCGCCTTTTGGTCTCTTCAGACAAAGGAGGTCTAACCTCAGCTAACTCACTCATTTTTCTGCAAAACTCAGCAGAGTGTTTGCGTCCCTTTATTACTAGGACGGAACGAATTTTCTCTTATCCTCTGACGAGATTCTTCAGAGTGAGTGTGTCCATAAAATGGGTTGTGTTCTCCAGAGAGATGAGGAGAGGATTGCCTCATCTTCTTCCTGGTTTCCTCAGTGTGACTCTTTCCGAAAAAGTGGTTTTTATCTCCTAAAACGCTTGCACTTTGTTTGCCACGGGATTCTACACTACGTGTGAGCCCAGTTAAGGATTCAGAGATCTTCACTTTTGTTTCTTCAGGAAGAGTGGATCCTCTGCGTGCGGTTATGTAATCAGAATTGCGGTAGTTTGCTAGGGCTTCTGGACTTCTTATCTTGCCGGTCACCTTAGCAACGAAATTTTCGCTATGACCAGGACGCTGCCACATCTTTTTGGAGGTTTCAGAAATTTTCTTGCGTGCAGATTCAGACTGAGGTCCAGTAAACCCTTCCCCTCCCCTACAGATGTTATACCCCACCTCTGGATTTTGAGCATCATACTGGGCTATGAGAACTGTCTCATAGAAGCAGAGGTCTTCATTTGTGGTGAGAGTAGAGATTAAAGGATGAATTGAAAAGTGCTCTGGGCCGTGTTTGCGAACAGCAGCGTATAAGTGAGAGCGCAACGACGGACGATTGAAAGCATCCCACACCTTATCATTGAGATACTTTTGCAAGTTATTCGAAACGGTCTTACCAATATAGTATTTCCCGTTTACGTCGTTGATGATGATGTAGACAAACATGAGAATTGAGCCCTCCTAAGAGTCTGATACTCAAAGGAGGCTCAATTACCGGCATCACTCGAAAAAATTTCCGTTGGGGTCAGGCCCTTCGGTCTTGTCATCCGCCAGCACAGACGACAGAGTTGCCATGTACTCTTCGTGATCCTTGAAAGCCTGGAGGTCCTTCTCCCCGGCGATCTTGGCGCCTGTCATCCGAGAAAGCTCCTTGGTGAACAGAGCGTTCATGGGTTCCCGATCCTGCTTTGCGATTTTAGCCATTTGGAATTTCTCCTGAAGGTGACTCTCAATCTGAGAATCCCGTAGTCCACTATTGTGGTCCCGATAGTCGGATCTAGATTTCAGAAGCGACTACAGCAAAGCTATAAAGCGTTGTTCCGCTTGTAAATGGCGGATTTGGCATGTGGTGAATCACCTGTACAACATTGTCCGCAGTTAGCGAAATTCCCAGATACAACTGATAGGTTGTCGTGTCAGCATCGTACAAGAATGATTTCACCTGGATTTGGAGACCATCCACCCAAACTTCAACATCTGTTGTGGGATTGAAATTCACGGTTACAGCATCCACAGTTCGACTGAAGGGTCCTCCCACTGAAGAGACTAGGGTGACCATGCTTCCGAGGAATTCCGAACTAATCTGTGACATCTTCGGTCTCCTCCTCTTCCTCTAACGAAGACACCCGGAAGTTTTGGTTCCTGTTGCGATTCTTCTTCCAGTTGTTGAACTTGTCATCCCGCATCTTCTTCAACCTCTTGCGATCACCTTCTGCTTGTTCTTCGAGCTTGCGCTTTTCCTCCAGCAGCATTTTATCAAGGAGGTCGTGATTCTGTGAATGGCTTTGCTCTTCGTCTTTGACATGCACTTCCTCTTTTTGAGGCTGCTTCAGTTTTTCTTTCTGCTCCGCCGGAGTGGGCATCTCCTCTACTGCGGGAGCAGTGCGTTCAATTTCGCGCTCAGTCTGCTCGTCAAGCTCAGCTTCTTCCTGTAGGAGCCGGTCACGCTCCTTGCGCTGCATCTCCTCAAGATCTTCCTTCTCCTTGGGAGTTCTACGCTTCTTCTTGAGCAGCTGGCGCTGGCGCATGGCCTCCTGCTCACGATCAAGACGAGTAGGAGCTTTGGTGGGAGTCTGCTTGTATTCCTCAACCACCTTCTCACGAACCAGGTTCTGAATGTTGTGCTGAACAGCTGGAAGGATGCGCTCGAAGACAGCCTTGCAGTGCTTGCAGATGACGAAATTGGTACGAAGATCAAGCCTCTCTTTTGGCGCCTGCAATTTGGGACGAGCTTCACCCTCAAGACCACCCTTCTCATTGAGATTCCACTGAGCACCCCAATAGAGGAAGGCCGGACAACTGCAGGTGCACTTGATGTCCAAGTCGTTAGCTCTCATTTCCGGAGTGACTTTGGACACATCGAAATGGACTTTTACATCATGACCTTTGGGGTCACTGGTCTCAAGATTGCATTTGACATTGTAGCGAAGGAAGAGATCCTTGGGATCAGAAGCCTCGAGATGAGGAGTACAGCCGGGTCTGTTCTTCACGCTGAAAGCATTTGTGGCTTCCACGAGTTCCGGCAAAGAGATGGCGATCTTGTAATGGTGTTGATGGTAATCCGACAATTTGAAAGACACCCAGACTTCGCTCATCTGCACCCTATCTCTTCATTTAGAGAGCGGAAAGTCAGTTTTGAGTATGAGGTTACTAAATAGGTTTTCCCAACCCCTCTAGTAGATGGACAAGACAGCGTCAATGTGGGATGTAGACGAGATGGCTGAGGCTGATCGTCGCCGGGCAGATCGGCACGAAACCAAGACTTGTGCCAATTGTGGTGATGGTTTCGAAGCAGGTCGCGACGATGGAGACTTTTGCTGTGACAAATGTTTTAACGAATATTGGCATGGAAAGAATGCCTCAGTGAAAACTGGATATGTATCTCCGCCGAAAGGACAGTTGAGTCTCACTGTCATCCGCGATGCTCATCCCACTGTGGTCATGACTCTTGATCTTGGAATTCCGAACTTCACAGTCTTCAGTTTGAAGTATCCATTGGTGGACGACGAGAAGCGAGCCATGAGTGAACTGACAGCCGAAGCTCTCAATGTCCTGAATGACGATGTCATCACGTTCATGTTGAGCATGGGCTATGCTGAGGAAGTCTGTGTGCAGATTTGTGCCACGGTCCTCACCTGTTTCAAGAACTTCAGTCCAAAGAATGACACTCAGGCCGATTTGCCCTTGGTTGGTCATGACGACAGTATTGTGACCTATGAAGGCGAATTCGTGATGCCACAGATCTTTGTGGACGAGACATACGACAAGGTGGTCACAGCTGCTACAATCATCAAGAGGCTACCAGTTAGTCGCCACTTAGAACTGACTCATGTGCCTCCCACAAAGAACACGATGTCAGACGCAGCGAGGGCCGTGAAGTTATTCCGTGGTGTGAGTCTCACCAGCCAACCTCAACCTCTTTATGTCATGGTGTACGACCAAAAAGGTAGATCTCGAGGCGTTTTGCCGATGTCACCAGGTTTCAAAAATCAAGTCTTGCAAAATCTGAGGAAACGATGAACAATCCAATCCAGCAGTATGTCGATCCTATTCCCTATCGCCTGAATGGTCACATCCGGATCTTTCCGAAGCCAACCGTGAAGAAGCCAATTGTGGAACCGATCTTTGATGAAAAGAACGTCATCGTGATCACGGTGAAGTCCCTCTTCGCTCGACTAATGAAGAACTCTGTCGAGCCTCAGTTCGGCATCTGGGGTCTGGCTGTTGGACTGGGTGACGGATTATGGCAGACTGCTCCACTCGAGAATGCAAGCACTTCTGCCTTGATCGGACCCTTGGCAAATCGTCCTCTGTCATCGGCCAACTTCGTGGACATCAGCTATAATCCGCTGCCGACAGGACAATTCTACGATCCAACTGATCTATCCACGGTGCGTGTCGATTTCCAAACGGAGATCACTTCACCTGATGACATTCCAGCTAATTCTCAGATCCGGGAGATGGGGCTGATTGGAGGAGGATCTACTGCCAGTGCCACAAACATGGCCTCAGTTGCAACTCCGTATTGGATTCCAGGTGCCACAGGAAACGTATTATTTCCCACGGCTCCAAGTTTGAATAGCGTGGTGCTTGTGAACTATAAATCACTACCTCCGCTAAATCTACCTCCGGAAGTACCATTTATATTTTCTTGGATTATCGCCTTTTGATCCAGTCACTTTCATCCCATAGCCAGGTTGGATCTAAGGGGAGTGAACACACTCCCCTTAGATAGTATAATCGTTCAGGACTAGATGGGGACTTCTTCCCACGTGATGCGACCATAGACGCTGAAGGTGGTGGTGGAGATAGTGTTCAGCAGAGCCAATACACCACCTGGAGGAACGATAAGTCCACCATCAAAGTTCTGCACTCCACCTATGAGCGGCGCTATGGAAGTGTTGGCGATGGTGCCGTAAGCCAGAGATCCGGGAGTCGGAATATCAGATGCCGCGAAAATAACGAGGTTGTTGGTGAGACCAGTGAGGGCCGTCGCTGGTGTAAAATACTTGGCCTGAGAACCAGAACCAGTGAGCGTCTTTACGTTTGTTGGTGTAGTACCAGTAGAAATACCACCATTGCTGGTTGATGCAGCCCAAACCAGAGCACCAGGAGGTGCTGGAGTAGTGGCAGTGTTATACATCATCTGCAACGATGCCTGCAGAAGTACCAAGTTTACGGTGTTGGACAAATTGTTCCACAACCCAAGAATCGGAGTTGCAGTGGCCGTCAACCCGATGGTGTTGGCAGACAAAGCTGTGACTGCGTTGATGCCACCTGTGAACACGTTGCCACGATAGGCCTGTTCATAGAATCTGCCGTGCAACTCCGACATAATGACGTCGCCAAGGTTGCCTGAACGCATGGCCGCGACTGTGCCGGGAGCAATTGAAGCTGTGGTTGCAATTGGACCAACCTGAGTTTGAACCTGCATATGACTTTCTCCTTAACCGAATACAGTCGCGATCGGATCGTTGCGGAGTGATGATGGTTCATCACCAACACTATTAGTGGTTCCAGTAGTCAACAAAGCAGGAAGACTGTACTGGTAAAAGTTTGAAATCTTGAGTTCGATGAGGATCTGGAATAAAAGTTCTGGAATAGTTTGACCTTCAAATTGAGACAGATCTTCGATGGCCAGGGCCGCCGTATTTTGCATATTGTGGTTTGGAGACACTGATCCCAGGCTACGAGCGACGTTTGCCTGATCTATTGAAGCAGTGATAAGACGACCTGAAGTATCTGTTTGAAGACGACGAGTCAAACCAGCTGGAGTGCCAGTTGCTGATAGGGTTGTATCGATGCCGGCCATCAACACAGGGTTAGCTGTGGGAAGCACACCAGCAGCAATGTTGCCACCTACAGCTACAACACCGGCCACACCAGCAGAAGGTCCAGCAGTACCAGCCCATGTTGCTACATTGGTGGTAAGAGAAGACGTTGGCCCTGTGGTGGTATAGTTACCCGCCCAAGGAGTACTGCGCAGAAACACGGTTGCTGTTCCCGCTGTAGTTACAACAAAACGAATGTAACGAGCAATACAAGGGAAGCTGAATCCAGCACCAGCAGATGTAGAGGAAGTAAGAGCACCTAAGATCAGTGGAGTTCCAGACAAAGCACTCCAAGTCACCTTGTCATTAGAACAGGTGACAGTAGCCACCATGGTTTGAGTCGTGACGTTCAGAGACTGATACCCTTGTGTGTCTAAGATAGAAGTTTGACCAGCACTACCACCGATATAGATGGGATTCGGGGCATCACTGATAATCAGAGAATTGTTTGTGTCTTTGTTCAGATTTATGACATTGGTGTTCATTTGAACACCAGTCGTAGCATCAAATGACTGAGCCAGCAGTGGCGTATCATTCGGAGCAGCAAACTTACCTACAACTACAACAGAAAGACTTCCTAAAAGTTCCAGCACGTTATAGCGCATGTATCTAGAACATACAGGAACAGCATAGATACCTTGCCCATAGAAAACATCTAGATTGATGCCATCAGAAGCATTCTGTCCAAATAGTGGAAACCAGCTTATGTTATCGTTGCTTCCTTCAACCCTGACATTTCCTGCCCATAGACCTGAAAACTGAAAACTGAAGGTCTGGTATCCAAAGGTAGAATACGATATTCCCGGTCCCACCAAAGTGACAGTTTCCGTGTCCAGAATAGAATTGTCATAGGGCAAGAAATATAGATTTCCGTTGGGATCAGTTTGTACTGCCAAAACCGTGGAACCATTTTGACCCATCATAACCGTGCCAGTGGGGGACGGTCCTGGTGTAGTTCCATCGGTGTACTGAACACCACCAAACGAACCAGTCACGGGAATGGAAGCATTTGTGACATTGACTTGCAACTGAGCACCAGTCACCGCACCAGCTAGTGTACTCAAGGATGTTTCAGCAGCAGAATCAACCACAGCAATGGCTGTCGAATTGTCAACCTGCACTGACCACAAAGCTCCAGAGGAGGATGTTCCCTGATTGGCGGTCACTGTTCCTGAAATAGTAGGTGTTCCAGTAATCGACACTGATCCGGAAATGGGCTGAATCACGCCTGATCCATCAACCTGCAATGCCGTCATTCCAGTGATGCCCTGGATTGAAATCACATCGGCAGAAGCAGACCCAGCAGTTCCAAGGGCTGGCTGGTTGGCGGCGGTCGCCGCACCTGTTGGAAGAGGAAGTGAAGCTGCGCTCACTGGCTGGGTTACAGGGAAATTGTCGACGCTAACACTGGGAGTTCCTGTAATCGAAACTGATCCGGAAATGGGCTGTGTGGTTTGATAGAAGGAACCGCTCACTGCAACTGTGCCCAGTGTTGCTGAATCCACTATCACATGCTGAGGAGAAGCAAATGTGATAGCATCAGCAGTGACAGCAATCTTTGTCTTGCCACCCGTAGCAGAGTTGACAATAGCAACATCACCTGTCACACCGAATGCAGTATTAGAGACAGAGCCGGAAATGTTGGCTGTTACAGTACCACTGACAGGTTGAGTGGCCTGGTAAAAAGCTCCAGTGACCGCGATTGACGAATTCTCAATGGCAACTTTGAGGTTTCCAGAACCATCTAAGGTCGTCGGAAGTTGAGTGCTAGAAACTGGTTGAGTGGCTTGCCAAAAGGTTCCTGTGACAGCAACTGAGCCACTCACACCAACTGTTCCTGTTACTGCAAGGCTGGAGTTCTCAATAGCAACCTTCAAGTTGCCTGAACTATCAAGGGCTGCTGGGAGTTGAGTACTTGATACTGGCTGGGTGGTCTGCCAAAAGACTCCTGTCACTATCTGAGAAGATGGAAAGTTGCTGACACTCACTGATCCTGCTACAGTCTGAGTTAAAGGAAGATTGCTGACACTCACTGATCCTGAAATAGATTGTATCGATGGCAAGTTTGAGATACTGACTGATCCACTAACTGCTTGCGTGGAAGGAAAATTATCCACACTGACAGTTTCGTATATTGGAACCTCCATGATGATCTGAAGAGGATCCAGGTTACTCATGGACGTTGTATTATATGCCAACGTGATAGTACTGTGGATTTCAGACACCACAGCAGTCAGAGTAGGATCTGCAAGGTTGAAGATGATGATGTTGGTCGCCGCATTGATGATCAATTTCACCTGTCCGGCAGCAAGAGGAGCTGGAAGACCAGATAGAGTGATCACACCTGTGGAGGCATCAAAGGTGTATGATCCGTAGTTTTGACCAACCATTACTTGCATGAAGTACTCCTATTATTCACATCAGAAAGTCTTACAAAGCGATTGCATAAGCGATGGCAAGAGACCTGCTTGCTGCATTGACAATGCGAGAATCATCACCAGCAGCCACCGTACCCGCTGTGGTTCCAACATTCAGAGCAGCCGCGCCTCCCAACGTGGGTTTATTCAGAATCTCGGTCACTCCACTGACAGCATTCCAATCAGAATTCACCTGAGCAGTCGGAATCACGGGAGTGTGATTGAGATCCAGGTATGAACCTGAGGTTGCTACGGCTGCCAACCCATAGATGTCAGAAGCCGCCAAAGTCACAGCACCAGTTCTACCTGCCACCGATTGAACCGGAGCACCTGCTGCTGTGATATATCCAGCATCATTGGTAAAAGTGCTGATAAGTGTTGGCTTATTAGAGAGATCCGTATAGCTCCCGGAGGTTGCCACCGTGGCTAGAGTTGGCTTATGGAGAATCGATGCAAGACCGGAGGTTGCATTCCAATCAACCTGAACCTGCGGAGTTGGTAGAGCCCAGGTTCTATCACCTCTGAGGAAATGAATTGCATCGCCAATAGCTGGAGCAGGAACATTGCCCGCCAGACCTCCAGTTCCTGTATCTCCCACAAAAATTGGATCCGAAGCAGAAACCAGGTTGCTAAAGGCATTGAACGTGATGTTCTGCTGACCCGTTGGAGGAGCCGGGGTTATCGAGTTGTACCTGATAAAGATGGTGGTCATCAGAATCCTCAGAGATACTGGTTGACGAATACACCGTTGACTTCGATGATTGTCTGCGGTGTTACAAATTGAGGAGTGTTGTTCTGCGTTTGCGTGATCGGAATTCCGTTGATCTCAATTACGATCTCCGGAGGAATGATTGAAGGCGAAATGAACTGGGTCATACCCAGTTCGTTGTATCTCGGAACGATCGAAATCTGACTTGAATATCCGGCATAGTAGGGAGTTTCTGTGACATCGATCGCAACTACACGAGTCACTAGAGGAAGATAGACTTTCCAGTCACACATGGCAGATACATTCAAAGTTGAGATGTACCGGGTGGCCGTGCCACTCTCATCACGAGCCTCACCCTGTATATCTCTGGCAGCCTCGAAGATCGTGATTCCATCGCGCTCCATGGATACTCTTTGAGTTATCAGCAAGGCTTGCTTAATGAGCTCAGCAATCTCTGAGGCGGTCGAGTAGTCGTTGGCCTTACAGTCCAGCGTGAAGTTCACGTTGTCCTTGGAGCCGTAGACGTCATACGTCTCACACATCTGTGGGGCAATGATGATAGCAACCTGATCTCCAGCAGTAACCGAATCCCCGATGGCAACTCGATATCCAGGAATCAGATTTATGTTGATGCCTCTCTTTTTGGCAATTACTGTGGTCTCTGCCCCTGTATCAATGCGAATTTCGAACCTCATCCATTCCCCAGGATTGAGAGGATACGGAAGATTGACTGTACCATCACTGTTTGCGATGAGAATCAGATTGCTTCGAGTTGAAGTGTTTACGAACACCTGACCAGCCGCCAAAGTTTCCCCTGGGTCAAGAGTGACATTGAGAATGTTCTCAGGATTCAACGCGCTTGCAGTTGTGGGATTGATTTTCTGAATTCCCACGACATACAATTGCGTGCCAGGAGTGTTCCAAGCTGCCACACGAATGAGAGTCGGAGAGACAAAGACGTAGTCAATTCCTTGGCGAAGAATGTATCCGTTGTTGTCTGTGATCTGAAGAGAGATCCAATCTCCAGGAATCAGAAATGTTTGGATTCCACCCAAGCTCGTACCGATGTCCACAGTACTCGTTCTTTGATACCAGAAATCTCTGTAGGGTACAAGAGCCAGTCCTCCCAGTCCGATCGAGCAATTGATGTTATTTACGATGGATTGTAGCAAGACTCGACCAGGGACCGCCGCGAAAGTCACTGGACTCAAGGGTGTATCAGCATTTTCAATGTACACCGTCGAAGTGTCAATGCCAGAAGCAAAGTACACCCAGCTTCCTTCTGCGTTTATCAAGCCACCTTCACGCCACTTGAACTTCTTGACATTCAGTGAAACAGTGGCATTCTGCTCATTGGGATTGGGTACAACGACACCACTAACAGCGGTGGGAGGATTCACTGCGATATAGTACACACCGGAGTCAATGAGAGATTCATCGAAGGGAATGGCCCACTCCACGAACGTTCCAGGATAATCACGAACCTTGGCCACGAGGCCGCGCCCACGCTGTGTGAACATGAAGTAGTCTGGTGACAGGCGAGTTCCCTGGGCTGTCACATTCTTGACAATGATCTGGGCATCACCAAAACTTACTCGATTGCTAGTGAATGCTGAGACATCCCCCAGCGTCTGTCTAAACCGGGGGTTGCTGCTCACCACATTCCTGCAGATCCGCAGTATGTATGCCGCCAAGTTTGCGCCTGTTAGATCCAGCATTGTTCATCCCTACTTCACAACTTTGACAAGTTGTGCTCCATAGTCCACTCCAGGAGGAGGCGGCGGAACTGTTTGCTGAATGGGTTCAATCCACGCGGCGATTGACCGGCGAACGTCGTTGACAGACACCTGCGCATTCATCCGAGGATACCAGCGATTGGTCAGTTCCACACGGCCATCCCAGTCGTATTCCTCGATGATCCACTGCTGTCCATCATGAGACTGGAACACGGCTCCAGGATCCATGTACATGAAGAAGATTTCGTCTCCTTGGATCGGAGATAGAGGATTTGGAATCTGTTCATCATGTGGATTCGGCCTGAACTGAGCGAAGGTCGAGATCGCCACATCATCCGGATCTCCCACGATCACTTGTAGTTCCATATTCGTGGAAGGATGGTCATCAGTCGTGAGAATAGCAGCTGTCTTGGTGGTGCCTTCCTCTGCTACTCCAGCGAACGATGCAAGCATGTTTGCGAGTTTTGATTCTTTGGCCATGGAAACTCCGTGTGTTCTTAGATGGATTGTGAAGTCAAACAAGGAGGAATGAACACTTCTTTTCCTTCTCGCATCTGCTCTTCAGTTGTCAGGCGAGATTGATTCAGAGATTTATCTCTGCTCCAGTTATTCTGCTGCCGGCGCAATCGCACAGTCTCTGCTATTCGTTGCTTTGTAGCCTCTGAATGCTTAGTAACTCCTCCGTGTTGAGTGGAACCCTTTGGTCTAGACAATCTCATTTTCTGTCGTGTTTCTTCCGGTAGACACTTGTTCCAAAAAGGATGATTTTCACCTCTCACTACCTTGCTGATTCGTTTCCTAACATCTTTGTTAGGTTCTCCACCATCAGCTCCCTTTGTCATATTGTACCCATCGACAAAAGTTCCAAGTTTCTCTATCCAGAAGACTTCAGCCTCATTCAGTTCTTCAGGACTATCACAATGTTGAATTGTACTGATGTCAAATGCTGCCTCTCCGTGCTTTCTAAGGGATCTATGCAAGTAGTAACGCGATCCTCTAGATGATTCCAGCCGGTGTCTATACCAGCGATCATCAGGAGTATCCTTGATGCTCTGGCCTACATACATCTTGCCATTTATCCTATTTCGTACCAAGTAGACTATCATGACATTATTGCCCCCCAAACCGTTGTCCTTCCAACTTCTGGATTGGGATTTTCCCACTGAGCATCTGGCTGATTGGTCTTTTCAAAGACAGGTTCCGGATCGACGCCAGGTACTCCATCGTTGACATTCTTGTTCAACGGATTGTACAAAGTGGGAGGATATGGATTCCCAGCGATGACCGGAATGAGGTAACGAGTGTCTTTGGGATTCAGCAACTTGACATTGAACTCTTGCTGAGCGATAGCACCCTGAGGCTGCGTATAGTTCATGTCGAACACGATCAGCCGTTCACCGTTCCGTCGAATGATGAGGTCACCATTTTGAATGATGGGAGTCGGTCCGAGGTAGGATTTCGAGACACGCTCTACTTTCCGGCCTCCCTCCTCAATGGTGGTATTGGTTGCCGTGTCTGGCGGAATGTAGACAATGTCGAATGGTCCGTAGTATCCGCCAACCCATCCTGTTTCGTAACACACTGGGCAGCCGTGACGAGGCTCTCCAACTCCGTCTCCCACGCAGCCACACGCTGTACCTCGAGACATCCGGAACATGATAAATGCTGGCTCTCCTACTCTCTCAAAGAGCCAGGCATTTCTCCGTATCTGCTCCTTGAGCATGTAATTCAGACGTTCAATCGTCTGAGTGTTGACGATTTCCGATCCTGCAGCACCGGGTGCGTGGAGATCTCCACTTGCTCCTACTGGGACCACGGTGTAGTATGTCCGCACCATGTTGGTGTAGATGTCGACGAAGTTCGTCAACTGGTTGTAAGTCACCTTGAAGGTAGTGACACTGGCTAGAGCCGAAATTGGGAAGTTGGAAACTGCACCACCGATTGGTAGAGTCTTGTCAACATTGATCCAGATGGCCTTGTCAATTCCACTCACCATCGCAGGGCGAACAGTCGAGGTTGCAACGAGACTCGAGATCACCGTGAGAGTATCTGTAGGAACGGTTGGCGCCAGCGAAAGGGTGTATGGTCCACCATAAGCGACAAGGGTGGCAGTCACTCCGATGGACGCAGCTGTGATGGCCGCCGCAAGCAGTACGATGCTATTGTTGGAGGTGGTTGTGAAAACCACAGGAGTTGATACTCCCACTTGCAGAGAAATGGTTCCGGAGAGAACATCGGTACCAGAAACTGTGGTGAGGGAACCATTCAGGAAATTCAGATCCGTTGCAAGTATGACACTGACATCCTCAGGAGAAGTGGCCACCTGAGGTCTGGTCTCCACAATCCCTGAATACGGAACGTCTGGAATCTGAAATGACCAGCGACCAAAAGTTCCCTTTTCAATCCAGTCGGAATCCTGCACTGTGTAAGTAGTTGAGGCTAGAGTTGAAATGTCACGATAGAACTGACCAGGAATTGGAGCAAGATTGAGCAGCTGCCAGTTGGCTGGATAGTCGATAGCTCGGTAGACATTGTATCCCACTGTGGCCTTGGGATCATTTGGCCACCACAGGTCACGGCTCCCGACATAGCTCGAATTGAGGACTACCAACCCACAAATCATATCTCTTCCTCAATCGAGAAAGAGAAAGTTAGGATTTTGCCTTGAACCATTCGGGGTGTTTCTTCTTGGCTGGATTAAGGAACTCTGTTTCGTGCTCTTCAGGATGGTAGAATTCCTTCTTCTTGTCCTCAAATTGAGAGGGCATCCACTTCGTCACCTGTTCCTTGCACTCCAACTCAGCACGCTTCTCGTTAGGGAGCGCGTCATAGTCTTCTTGTGAAATTCCCCAGTGCTCTTCAGGGAAATCCATCCACTTCCCAGATGGGACCGGGTAAGGATCTCCTGCTTTCATCCAGATCTGGGAGTGCTCCCAGTCACTGAGTACATAGCAAGTGTACGTGCCATCGCTGTAGGAAGCCAGAGGCTGAATTGTCTTCTTCAGGAATCCAATCACAGTCCGAACACAGCGGTTGCGAAACTCTTGGACCATCGGGGAGAAGAATGGATCCACCTTGTGATCCAGCTTGATCTCCTGAATGATCTCTTCCGCCGATTTTGCTTTCTTGAGCAGCCAGGAATTCATGCACCCTCTATCTGTGAGGAGGAAGTCATATTGATAGAACGAATCTTTTCTTTCCAATGTCAAATACGCGGTGCCAGCCCTTCTTTGC